GATAATCCCAAAAGTTATTTGGTCCCGAATACTTTTGCCAATATAGATTTCTTGCTGTGACCAATCCTGTGTATTGTTCTTTATATTGGTCTCGTGGATCTCCAATATATTGGTCAAAATCAAGATTGGGCATTGAAGTTATAATATCTTCATCAATTACTGCAGATGGTGAAAAGAAAATACCAAGTTTATTAGAATCTATCGAAGCATTATCATATGCTGGAACTGTTATGCTTTCTCCAAATTTTAATTTAGGATTCAAATAATCCGCAGTATCAATTAATTTGTCAGCTTCAATTCGTAACTTATTAGAAGACCTACGTGAAGGTCCTAAATTAGGAACTTTCATTTTGTTTTCATCTACTACTGATGAAAAATGATCCCCCATTCCACTTGTATATCCACTCGGAGTTGCAGATGAAGTAAATGATTGGTCTGCACTTACATCTTGAAACCATTGATTTGCACCCACACTTAAATCTTTATTATCATCAAACGAATATCGAGTAACTAAATCTAAATAAGATGCAGATGGTGTATTACCATCAAATGATATTGGAGCTGCTACATGATTGTCAAACGACCCAGAATTTAATGCCGTAGTCCAATGTCTATATTCCATCATAGAACCACTTAATGATTCTCCAAAATAAGTATTCTCTTGTGGTCCACCTAATGTAATTGTATCAGCAGTACCTACATATGCAAGATTATAAGAACCCGATACTACTCCTTCTGAACCACTTATAAGTAAATCACTTTTAGATTCATAAATTATTTTACTTCGTCCAACATCATATTGTTTTGTATATAAACTATAAACAACGTCTAAACTACCAGTATCACTTGTTACAAAATTTCCAGAACCTGAAAGTGTTCTTGTCAACATTACTGACCAAAATTCATTATCATAAACTGGTAATGCAGAAGATGAAACTTCAAGATATCCTTTACTACCACTCAACATAAAAGATACATTACCAAATCTATCTGATGAACCATTATCTTTTAATCTAATTGCCCAATCACTACCTCGTCTTACTAATACTTGGTTTGAACCACTCGCTGCTTTAAATCTAAATTCTACGGTATCTGGTACTCTACCTGTCGGTCCTTCTCCAGATGTAATTGCTTCCCAAGTATCATTTTGAACATAGGTATTATTAGTTGCTCCAAAGAAATTTAATGCCTTTGTAAATTTCCTTGTTATCACAAAATCATCTGGTTGACCTGGTAATTTGGGTCCACCATATTCCATAACTCGTAATACACTTGAAGGAATACCATAACAACCTATTAACCCTTTTATTGCCCGTGCCGTTCCTTTTGTTTTTAAGAAAAATGGCATATTATTTATAATACGACTCCATATTTCTCTTGATATATCTCGTTCAGGTGTTCCAGAGTATTGCCAAGGGGCTTCTGAACCAGTTTGTTCCATTCCAAGAAGATATCTTTGTAATGAAATTAAATCTTTTCCATCTTGAACATCCCAACCGAAAGATTGTGCTACAGGAAGTAATAAATCTTTTGCTATACCTTCTGTAAGTTTATCTCTTCTATCATGAACATCAGTCATAGACTTAATATATAACCAAATATCATCAAAATGATGTCCAACCATGTCAATAAATTTAAGAAATACAGTATTGTCCGTGTCGTCCATAACAAAACTTGGAAGATGTCTGCTCAACCTATTCTTATTTGATTTATCATAATCAGATGCAGAAACTATTTGATTAGTATACCAATCACTTGCCAATGATTGTGAAGTTCTATAAAGTACATATGGATCTGAAAATTTACCTGATCCGCCCTGTCGTTTTGGCCAGGAATTATCATGAAACACTCCAATCGATGCACTTGTATATGAAGAACTTTGTTCAAACATAAACTTTTCAAGTTTATCAAAGTTATTAATAACATTTCGGCGTTTCTTTTCCCATGATTGAATTTGTGTTAATGATCCACTTACTGGAGTAAATGATGGATGTGGAGATTCGGAACCAGAAACACTTAAATATGCTCCAGACGCGGGGTCTGCTACTATAGGTATCGCTCCAACTGAACCACTTCCTGCACCCGCCAAAGATGCACTTCTATCTGTATATTGTTCTATTAAATCTAATTTATATTTAAAGTTTTTAACTCGTTGTTCTGCAGAACTAAAATGTATAAAATCTGAAAACTGAGCGAAATTTAAATTAATATCAGAAGTAAAACTACCACTTAAAATCTCATCTGCAATTTTTTTCTGAATATCTGAATCAGTAGATGTTATTTGATTATAATTTCTAAATTCTGTTTGTCCTGATCCTATTGGACTATTAAGTACAAAAGGTTCTGGAGTTCTAAGAACAGTATCACTAACCCATTCTTCTGAAAATGGAATCATTTGAACGGTATCTTGTATCGGTGGAATCATTTCTTTAACTATAGTAATACCCCCTGGTCCAACACCGGCTGGTAATGGTTCATATAATTTATAAACTACTGAATGTGGATACTTAGGATAAGTTACAACATCTGGTTTAAAATTGGTTATTACAGAATACTCTCCCCTTCCCAATCTAACTAATTTACTTAAATTTTCAGCACTTTCTATTGGATATTGAATAAACCAATTAGCAAAAGAGAAAAGTCCTTCCCCAGATTGTAAATCATCAAGTGAATACTTTATCAAATCATGACCAGCTTCAATTGCATGTTCTTCAAAAGAATTTACAAGATTTATTATGTTATCACCTTCTACGCTTTCAATTTCTGCCCTTAATGATCCGCGAATAGGTTCTGCACTATAAACAGATGAAGTATATTCTACAGAAAAATCAGTAAATGTATTCCAAGATCTAATATTGGCATTATTATCAAAAATATGTCCTAATTCTCCTGCAACACTATCGTAACCATCTTTTATTGTTATAGTATTTTTATCAACCCAAGTACCAATTTCTGCTACAAAATCTCCAAGAACGGGATTTACAGTTATTGTTTGAGTATCAATAGTTATCTTAATTTCTATATTTTCTACCCATAACATTCCCTCTGGTCCTTTATGACCATAAACACATAACCATATAGGTTGAGTTAAATCAAAATCTTCATCAACAATAACTGAATAACTAACATCTTGCCATTCTAATGTAGTAGTTGGAATATATCGTAACCATTCTCTATCTTTTTGAGTATTTTCTATATTAGTATACTCGTTAGTTGTTTCATCTCCAAATGTTACATTCCCATTATTATTAAAATGACGAATACCAATTCTCGCACCTTTCCCTATACTATCTGATTTCTGTCTCCACGAAATTGTAAGTTGATCACCAACTTCTACTCCTTGTGCTGCCATAGTATGTGGTAATTTCTGTGAAAGCTTCATTGGTCGATGTTTCAAAGTTTGATCATCGTCAACTGAATTACCTGTTTTATAAGGTTTTAAATCTGGATAAAGGCTATGATTAGATGAATCAAACAGAGAATTTTGATCAATAAATTTCATAGCAGTTTCACCGTCCTGTCCATCACTTGGAACAAACTTAGCGTGATGTCCTATCCAGCCCGTATGCCAGAATCTTTCAGTTTGATCACCACCATAATCAAAATTATCAAACCCATTACTCCATTCTGTTGGCCAAACTGCATCAGTTCTTAAAGATGGATCTGGATAATTCCATATGTAATTACCAATATCACCAAGTGGTGACCAATTCCATACTTGTTGATCTGATGTTTCAACAACATTTCCAACCCACTTACTATCAGATAAATTAGGATCTACAACCAAATCTGGATTTATATTTGAATCTCCCAATACTTTCCAATTCTCTCCAGGAAGTTTCCAAGTTCCTGGTAAATTAATAATTGTAGTTTCTTCAGTTATCGGATCTGTATAATAATCTACTCCAGTATCTCCCGTTTTATATTCTGTTCCACGATAATTTACTTTTGCTATAAACCCATTTGGTTCAGTTAATAAATTTGTAGTATAAAGTTTTAATGTATTATCTGGATTAAAATTATAAACCGTATATGTATTAACTTGATTTGAGTCTGGTGCAATTCCAGAAACTATTTCAATCGTTACTCCTTCTACCCACAACATTCCTTCTGGACCAAAATGACCTTTTACATAAATTTTATCAGTTTTAGTTAAGTCCCAATCTTCATCAACAACACCTGTATAACTAACTTGTTCCCATTCATCTACAGAAGTACATGGAATCATTTTATAAAATTCATTATCTGGTCCCCAAGAAATTTGGCCGTCTTTATTAAAATGTCGTAATCCAACTTTTGCACCTTTACCTTCTACACTGGTTTTTTGCCACCAAGAAATTTTAATAAAACTTCCTTCTTGTATTCCTTGTGATGCTAATTTATTTGGTAAATCCGCATACATAAACATATCTCTGTGTGCTAATGTTGTTTCTGTACCAGCATTATATCCAGTTTTATACTGTCCTTCGTACTCAATGTGATTAGGTGAAGTAAAACTTGAATTCATATCAACAAATTTCATACAAGCACCGAATTGACCATCATTTCGTACCCATTTAGCATGGTGTCCTATCCAACCCGTGTGCCAAAATAATTCATCTTGTTTACTTTCAATACCTCCCCAATGGAAAGGATTAAAACCATCATTCCATCCAGTTATTGTAATGGCATCATCATATGTAACGGGATCAGGATAATTCCATATACCATTAACAACATTAGTATTTGCTGACCATTCCCATACGAGTTCATCTGTATCATCCACACTCCAAATCCATTTGGTATCTTGAAGTTCTGGGTCTATTTTATCATCTGTTACCTCTCCAAGATCAGTCCAATTTCTATTTTCTGAATCTGTTATTTGCCAAGTACCAGGTAAATCTACAGTTAAAGTTCCACCAGCATAATCATCATAATAATGTTCTTTATCTTTATCACCAGTTTTATATGATGTTCCACGATAATTTACTTTTGCAAGAATTCCACGTGGTTCTGTACCAAGATTTGTAACATAAAGTTTTAATTTATCACTTGGTTTAAAATCATCAAGATTATATGTATTGACTACTTCTGGATTATCTGCTGCTGTAACTAATGTAATTTTTGGATCACTTACCCACACAATTCCTTCAGGAGCCCGGTAGCTAGTTATACGGATCATGGGACCTTTATTCGCATCTCCATAAATTGAAGAACCCATTCTTCCAAGATCAAAATCTATAGGAACTTCAAGAATATATTCTGCCTTTTCCCATTCTCCATCCTTTTTTACAGGAACAAAATTTCCATCGTTTGGTAAATATAACCACTTGGTAGATGATCCCCAAAAATTACCATCAGCTGGTGATCCTACTTTCCAATATCTTAGATATACAGATGCACCCTTTCCTATTGTATCAGATTTTTGCCACCAAGAAATTTTAATTTTATCACCATGTTGTATTCCCTGAGATTGAAAACTAAATGGTAATGTTTGACTAATACCTTGCCAACGATGTCTTAATGAAGTTGAATGATCCGCACTTCCATATCCACTTTTATTACCATAACCATAATCAGCAGTATGATCTGGAATTCTCTCTCCATCTTCATTAAAATATCTACCGTTATATCCTGGATGATTTGGATTTTGATATATTGAATTTTGGTCTATAAATTTCATAGCGGGACCACCACTATGACCTTCACCATTAATCCATTTCGCCTGATGACCTATCCAACCAGTTCTCCAATGTGAAAAAGCTGCTGAATTATTCCAATCATAATTTGTTTGTCCTGCACTCCAACTTTTTGGATGAACTGCACGAACATTCAAATCTGGATCGAAATGTTTCCATATTTTAGTGTGTACACCAGCTCCAGGTTCCCATTCCCATCTAATACTTCTTAACCAACTAAACCGTGGCCATATTACTCTACAATCTTCTAAGTCTGGATGTATAACTTTCTTCCACTGTTTATGTTTTTTAGCAAAAGTAGATTTTCTTAGCGGTAAATGTGCTTCTGAACCCCATATCTCTGATATATCCCACCAAGCTGGATCCCAAGCTTTGAACCAACCAAAAATACTGAAAGGTGGCCATTGAAATGCTGTACAATCCCAGATACCATCCGCTTGAATAGATACCTTACCTTCGTTTTCACCTTCCGAATCTCTAAATTTTTCTCTTGGATCTCCTGTCCTATATATTTGATTATTAAAATATACCTTTGCAACAAAACCTTCTGCACCACCATGATCATAAGTATAAATTCTTAATCTATCACCTTCCTGAAGTGAATCTAAAGACCATTCTTTTGATTCTTTCCATTTGTCATGTGAACCAATAAGAATTTCTTGTCCATTAGGTCTGAGTCTATATAAATCATATCTATCATCAACTTGTAATATAATTTTATTTTCTGTTACCCCATGATATGGACTTTTTGTAATATGCCACTCTCCCTCATCACGATTTTCTCTTATTTCATTGGCACCAGCATTAACTATTTCTAAATCATCAATTTCTCTAACTTCTACAGGAATATTATATTCACCAACCATATTTTCAAACCCTGGGTCTTGATCCTCTAAATATTGTTGAGCCCATTGGTCAAATTCGGGAGCGTCAGTGCCCGATAATGTAGCCATCATGGCCACAGTCATATCAAATTCTGCTAAACTGTTTCCAGATTCTTGCAAAAGAACTGTACCCGTACCAGTACCTTCTCCTGTAGCTACAAATGAAACATTTGGAGCATTTTTTCGTGCACCGATGTCCGTAAAATCGGTTGTTCCAGTCGATATAATTTTATATCTTTTATCACTTTCAATTTCCTCGGTAGTTTTTATTGCTGCTTGCAACTGTAACCATTCATCTAACGGATTCCTAATGTGCATCAACCGATAAATATCATTAGCATGTAATGTTACTTGTAAATCTGTTGAATCATCTGGAGCTTCACCATGAAATGTACTTTGATGAACTTCACCTTCATTTAAAACAGCTTCTGGAGCCATTGAAGTTTCTACTGGTACTTCATCCACTACAGTTACATCAACGGGTATATCATATCTTCCTATTTCTTCTTCATTACCATCTGGATTTACTTTATTTAATCTGTAAATATCATTTGTCTGTATTGTTATTTCTAAATCAGTTGAATCATCTGGAACGTTACCATGAAATGGACTTTTATTAAATTCAGTTTCATTACCACCTTCTCTAACAACTGAAGCATCAGCATTATCCGTTGGAATTTCATCAACAATAGTTCTATCAGTTTGCATATCAAATGTTTGATCTGTAACAATTGCATCTTTAATAGTAATTTTACCACTTCCCCTATCTTCATTATCAGATGACATTAATTCAACAAATCCTGCATCTTCCCCCGTAAGTGTTGCTGATAATGTATTGTCATCTACAAATTTAACAAGTCCAGTAACAGGAGATTCAATATCTTCAAGTCTTTCTTCTGATATATAAGGAGTTGGAAGTGATATGGCTGAACCTGGTTCACATTGTAAATCAGTATAATATCTATAACCGTCAAATACTTGGCCACCATCTTTTTCTATTCCAAAACCTAAGTACCAAATTAATTTCCCAGTTCCAGTTTCTGGAACAGTTATACGGCTATATTGTCGTTCCCAAGTATTACCATCTACAACTTTTGTTTCTAATACAGTTCCCACCCCAGTTATTGTTGGGCCGTTTACATTATCAATAAATGCCCGTGAATGAAAATGTGCATCCGTTCTACCATTCCAATTTTCATCGTGATATACCCAACAACTCAATACATAAGTTTCACCAGGTATAACCTCAAAATTCATTTGATATTTAACATCTTTAGTTCCACCACCCGCGATATCTGGAGTAGTTCTTAAACACCACTTACTGTGACCTGGATTAGAAAATTCAACTATTTCATTTTTTGGATTACTATTACTTTCTTCGACAACACCATCACCAAATGAACCTGTCAAAGAATTAAAATGACCATTGGTTACTAAATTGTTAGATGCTATAGTAGGAGTATTTAATACATCTGGAATATATGTTGATATAGTTTCTGGAGTTTCATCATAATCTATAACAAAAGCATCTCTTATAATAAGAGTTCCACCTTTCATTAATTCATTTAATGATACTTCTTGTCCGCCATTCAATACCCAATTTACTGTAACAACTTTACCAGTATTATCAAATGTTAGGGGTGATTCTCCATTAATATCAGCCTGACATAAACAAGTATACCCCAATAATCTAAATCGTTCATTGGCGTCTGGATCATTTATGTTTGGATTTGGACGAATTCTTAATTCAGTTCTATCTGTAGATATATCTTGTAAATAAAGTGAATCATCTTCCATCCTGAGTTCTATAATCTCTTCAGTATCGGGGTCAATGGTAGGATTAAGTTCTGTACCGGCATATACACTACTGCCAGAATTATAATATTTTCCTTTATAAATAGTTTTATCAGGCTTTACTAATATAACATCACCAGTACCACCTATTCGTCTTAAAAAGTTAAATACAACTTTATAAGTTCCGTATCTATATCCAGATCCTCTAACAAAATCTCCTACATCTAATGTATCTGGAAATGGGGACTTGACTGTAGAGCTAGTAATATAATTACCATCTAAATCATATAAACAAAACTCAATTATATCAGCATTAAGAGATCCAAATGGTGCTACAGGATCACCATCTTTTAAATCACCACTCAACTCTATCTGAGTTAAATGTTCTGAATTTAATCTTGATAATTTTCCACTTTTAGTGGATGAAAATAATTTAAGTCCAGCCATTAGTATTCCGTAAATTCTCTTTCTATTATGTTATTAAGTTCTTCACCTTCTAGATAATCAAAATATTCATTTTCAGGGAGTTCAATAGTATGTAAACCATCTTTATTATAACTCTCTAGTGCGTCACCAATTCCTTGTCCTGGAATTATTCTTTCAAAACAAATTATATATCCTGTATTTGGATCCCGTAAAACTTCTCCTGACGTATTTCCCGATTCAATTCTTTTTTGAATCATTTGTAAATATTTAACTTCATCAGCTCGTGCAATTTCCTGATAAAATTGAAGGTTTTCAAGTTCTTCTTTTGTATATGGCATTTTTTATCTCACTACTTTAAACGAATGTTTCTCATCAAAATATGTTACAGTTTCATCTGCAGTTCCACTACCACTTACTACTTTGTAGTTTATTCTATAAAATCTTTCAGACTGTAATCCATTCATCCAAAAATTAAAATAATTTCCTGTTGAATCACAACTTACTACTGAACCACTTCCGAAAGGTACTACAACATCTTCTGTATAAGCATCTTTAATTTGATAATAAGTACTCCCACTTGGTAAAGTTTTTACTGTTAAATATCCAGTACTATATCCCGTAGTTGAAAATGTTTTTTCGGGATATCTTTCTCTACCGACTACTCTAAATTTTACCTTTGAACTTTCTTTATATTTTTCTCGTAATCCTTTCATATAAAGTGTCATATCTTCTAAATTATCAGAAGAAAGTGCTGATAAAGAACCAGTTGTCCACTTTGAATCATCCCAAACTACTTCTAATTTTGGTGGATATATTGTATTAGTTTCACGAGAAAAGAAACTAAACTGTCCCAATCTTGTAGTATTTCCTTCATCAACATTTGAATCTATATTACCAATACTACCACTTCTCTTTAACATAAAACCTTCATTTGGAACTGTGCTATGTAACCATCTCCAAACAATATCTGTTACATCCATTCTTAAATCTGCTGGCTCATTTGTAAATGACTGTGATGCTTCATACCCACTTCCACTATACCAAGTTCCACCAGAACCAGAAATAGTATTCCATTGAGTTCTGCCAGTAACATTATCTTTCCATTTCCAACCTGCCCCATCTTCTACTATTGGACTATAAAAATATTTTCCAGAGCCATTATCCCAAGACTGACTTGTGGGATATCCATATAAAGTTTGTGATACATTTAATTCTCTTGAATTGGCATCATATAAATTTAAATAAAATTTTGTTAATGAACCAGATGTAATTAATCCAGATGATATTGATTTTGATACATAAGTCAAATCAAATTTAACTAAAGCACGAGAAACATTTACTACAGAACCATCCGAGTTCATATCCTTTTTTATCTCAAGAATTTCGTCTTGGCCAGTATTCATACTTGCACTCATTTCATATAATGTTGTATCTTTTGTTGCGTATTCAAAATAATGCATTATAAGTCTCCCAATACTCTACCCCGTATATCTACATCAGGATATTTAACTTCAAACATTGTAGGATCGACTGGTGGATAAACCACTCCATTATATGTTGATCCTTGTACATCATATATATTACTGGAATATCCAGCTCCCCACTTGTTTGTTATCTTAATCAATTCATCTCTACCTTCTTGTGGCTTAACTACAGTTCTCACTCCATCGGCATCTATTATTTCATTTACTACATCTGCCAAAACAATAGGTTGATTTATTTGCCAATTATCATTATTAAAATATTTTTTTAACCTATCAACACAATTTAATAACACTTCATTTTTGTTAAATCCCTTTTTAGTGAAAATTGCAAAATCAACTCCAATATTACATATCCACGCGTCTTTAATTTGAACCGCGTCTGTCATCATTCTATATTGACTTAAATATGTTTTTATATTTTCTTTAACCGCTTGATTTAACCTAACTAACTTTCCTGCTTGATCATATCCAAGCATATACATATTTAATGCTAGTGGATTCGATTGGAATGTCGGGTCTGACTCATTTTGACCGGCTGCAGCTACTTGTTCATCTTGTAAAATAAAAACTTTTGCTATATTACCATACTTTGGTGGTAATGAATATACACGAGTTATGTAATCATCTTTAGTTACTGCTCTACTTTGTGCTTGGAAATATGCAAGTGCATTTACTCTAACATCTTCAAGTGTTTCTGCTCCCCCTCCCCCCATTGCTGGTTCTGGATTTGTTACTGCTATTGAATTTTGAGTTTGAGATTTTAATGCTCCATCTAAACTAACCGAACTATCAAATTCAGAATTCATTAAGGTAATATTTTTTATTGATCCAGCAACACAATTATCTTCCGCACCACCACCAGTTGAATATTTAATAGTAAGAGTTGTATTTGTTGGACATTGACCATAGGTTTCCGTATTTAAAAAATTTGCAGGGTCAAATGCTGTATCAAGAAAACTTGGTGTTCCTGGTAAATTAGAACCAACATTTGATGGATTTGGAATAATTTCTTCATCAGCTCCTGCTGCTACTCCTGAACCAAATCTCATTTCAGTTTTTCCATCTGGTCTAATAAAAGTTTTATATCTCTTTGATGTTTTTAGAAGTTTTAAAAGAAAAGGTGCAAAATTTCTACCTTCAACTAAATCGGGAGAATTATTTGTATTATTTTGAAAATCTGTATATACCGTATCTTGGGCTAAAAATGGAACTTCATACCAATTATTTCCATCACTATCTATTACTGAAAGAATTTCTAACACAGGACTGGTTTCTAATGCAACTCTTTTATATTTTTCTGCTTCCCCAAACGATATATAATCTGTAGTAATTGTTCCACTAACTGCCTTTACTGATTTCTTTAATAACCATTTTGTAATACTACTGTTCCCATCTACCTCAAAAATATCTTCTTGTCTTGGACTTAATGAACTTGAATCTGCAAAAATACAATCATCTACAGTTCTAAAAACAGTACCATTTACTGATGTTGATTGCATTCCAGCTGGAACTGTAAGACAATAATCTTCATTTGGTTGTTTTTTACCTTCTGATATATTATTAGGATCAGATGGAACTGTTTGGAATACATCCAAAAGTACAGATGCCGGTGAGGCCTGTCTTGGTTTATATCCATATCCTTGTGCTATTTGATATATTGTTCTCTTTTCTTCTGCAAATGATAACATACTTTCTTTAAATTGTTCATCAATATAATATGACAATACATCTCCTACATATGATGCCATTTCAATAAACATCATACCTGGATCCGATTCATTAAAATCGTTATATGTATTTGGGAAATATGTTTTTGCAAATTCTATTAAACCGTTTCTGAAAGAAGCAAAATCTTTACTCAAATATTTTACATCTTTACTAACATCTGTTACAGCCATGAATCTTCTCCTTTTTAATTACCTTTATGTGGCAATACCTACATCTGCGACTTCCCCTACAAAATCTTCAAATTGTGTAAAATCAATTGAAACTTGTTCCATTGCCGTAGGATTGAACGATAATCCAAATATAATAGATACATCAACATGATTTGAATTCGTAAATGCAATTTTTATATCTTGAACAGTTATATATGGCAACCATGTATCTAAAGCATCTTTAATCTCTACTTTAATTCTATCACTTAAATCTTCAGTCATTGGTTCAAAAAGTAAATGATGAAGTCTTGAACCATATAATGGTTGTCCTAATCTTTCACCTGGAATAGTTTTTAATAAATTAATAATATTATATTGGGCCTGTTTAATCGTGGTTTTTGTTTGAGTAAAAAATCCATCATCATCATACCCTAACGGAAGTTGTAATCCTATATAAACATCAGGATTTAAATCTTTTTCTCTTGCTCCCATTTATATTCTCCTTTAATTTCCTACTGCTAAATAATTTATTGTGTTTGAACCGTCAATACCATCAGCTCTGTTTATTGTAAATTTAGTAGTTGTAATATTTATAGCGGTCATCGGGGCAGACGGTCCTGATACTTGTCTATTTACCACAACTGAAAAACATGCACTGGGAAAAGCCAATGGAAAATTAAAATTTTGATCGTCATCTGATGAAGAAGTTCCAGTTCCCCACTGTAATAAAATACCATTTGGTAAATATGTGTATCCATTAACATCTGCTACACTTTCTTTTAAATTCAAATCACCCGATGCTTCTATATCTCCTTGGATAGATACTTGACCCATAAATTCTGCCGGTCCTCGTACTGTAGTTTCTCCACTTACATTAAAATCTCCCCCTACAATTGAATTACCCTGAACTTCAGAATTTTCTTCAATTAATAAATCTTCTTCACCTATAATATCACCCTTAACTTTTAAATCTGCAGATGTTTTTGCTGGTCTTGGTAATCCTGGTATTGGTGGAATCGGAATTGGTGCTATTATCACACCACCACCTAATATTGTTAGTCCCATTACATTTAATCCAAGTCCAACATTATGAAATCCAAATGTATTAGAAGTTCTTCTAGCTATGAGATTTCCTTTTACATCAGTATTTTTATTAACTGTTAATTTTTTACTAACTACAAGAGATTCTTTAATCAGTTGATTTTTATCAACTTGAACATTACCTTTAATAATTTCATTTTTATTAACAGTTAAATTTCCACCAATTTCACCATCTTTTTCAATTTTTAAATTTTGACCTAAAGTTAAATCTTTAGTTCCTTGTATGTTTCCATCTACTATCAAATCGACTGGTGACTTCACTCCCATAGGTCTCAAGTTTATCCCACCACGAAATGTTGCCTTTCCATTTACAGTTATTCCACCACCAATCGTATGAGTTCCAATCACACTTGAATTTTGTTTTACAATATTATTACCACTTATAATAATATTTTTTCCAACATTTACACTACCTTTAACTTCAAAATTCTTATCCATAGAAATTTTATTACGTTTAAATATAATATTTAAACTATCAAAAACTTTTTTAAGAATTTTTAATTTTCTACCGCGGTCTTGATTTGCTCCACCAAAACCTTGATGTTTCCTCATTAACGCCATCAACTTTGATACTTTAGCCGCTGGTGGTTCAACTTGTGTTACATTCAATTGAGATTTATCTGTCAATGATAAATTTCCTGGCATTGAATCGGGCTCTAAAAAAGATTTATTGCTTAAAGGTTTTATGGAATCCATTCCAGTTAAATAAGAATGAATCGCATCTGCATGTAATGCCGCATCCTTTGCGTTTTTCTTTCTTGCTGTCGCCTTATCTTCTGACGGTTGATCTTTATAAATTTTATCGTTTAAAATTTTTAAAAATTTATATTTTAAAAAATTCTTATCTAATGCCATGACTCACCTCACTATGGACGAAAACTATTTCCGCCACCTTTTTTCTCGTCTATTGCCTTCATAACTGC